CCTTTGCCTTCTCAACGGCTTTTGGCGGAGCAGAGATGTTGGCAACCTTTGGCATATCTTCTTCAGTGTCAGGCGGTAAATCTTCACCGTTATAGATATACAATCCTATTCCATGTAAGGCAATAGCCTTAGCCAAAGCACGTTGCATAGCAGTATTTACTGCAAATGAATCAGGTTCAGCGATAGGCTTATTCCGGTAATCCATGACTGGGAGTTGGGCAGTACGAGCAACATCATTAGCAACAACAGTACAAAACACCATAACAGTTCCATTGCCCCAGCGTTGATACTCGGGATAAAACCAATGCGCCTTTGGGTCAACAAGCAAAAGCTGGTCAACAGCCCAAGCCCAAGATAAATAAGTAAGGTTATTCTTCTTCTCAGTATATTTAGATACATCTATCTTCCTAAGTTCTTTGTATTCCATCATGTTCCTCTTTTAAAAATTCTTTTAATTCATCGTGTCCGTGTTTATATTTGCCATACTTTAAATGAAAACTATTATGACATTTAATACATAAAGTTACACCATTGCTAAGGTCATTTCTTAAGTCTGGATTTGTTCCGTATGGTTTTATATGGTGTGCATGCAAATTTTCCTCGCTATTACATTTAATACAATAGGGGTTATCCCTTTTTATTTTCCTTGCCCATGCAGCAGTAGCATTTGGATTTTTTGGCAAATGAAGCCTTCTCCTCATTTCATATTGCAAACAACCACATGATTTTGTATGGTTTCTACTTAATCTTAAATATGAAACCTCTACTTCTGTTCCACAGTCGCATTTACATAACCATGTGGCTTTTCCTTTTTTAGTACCAGCATATTTTAAAACCAATAATCTTCCAAATCTTTTGTTTAATAAATCAATTCTTCTGTATGGCTTATGTTTTAAACATCCACATGATTTTGTTGTACCAGTTAATACGTTATTAAGCGATGCTTCAGTACTTTTTCCACAATCACAGTTAAATAACCATTTGTTTCTGCCAAAATTATCTTTGCCAGATATTTTAATTGCAGTAAGCATCCCATACTTTTCACCTGTTATATCTCTAACTTTTCCCATATCAATTTCCCAAAACTGTGTATATGAATTTTGACATGTATTTTACTATAGTACAAGCAAATATGTTAATTTTTCAATGACTCATTTTCCATCATGCTCTTCTTTTAGTTCTTGAAGTTCAGCTACTTCAATGGCTTTTTCAATGAAGTGTTTTGCCTTTTTTAAATCTTGCACTCCCCCTTTATTTTTCCATCTACAAAGATATTTAATCGCTGTTCCCTCAAGATATCCAAGGTTATTAGCAATTATAAAATCCCAAGGCTGTATAGCATTTCTAGCATAGTGGTTTCCTCCTACTTGATGACTATTGGCTTTCACGTCAATTCCTCACATTCATTAAAACAACAATCAAAACCAAAAATCCTATTGCTATTTTGTAAACAACGCTTAACCAATAATCAAAGCGTAATTTATCAGGGTCTCCAATCAACCATTTTTGAATCTCTAGCATGTCTGTATCCATCTCTACATACTTTGGCTTTTGATAGTAGATACCCATCTTAATCTTGCCGTTGTCGTATGGTGTGATGCCCGCAGGAATAAAATCTGCCTTAGTCACTTTCTTTCTCCTCTTTACCATATCAACTTAACAATAAAACAATTACGCCAACCATCATGGGTGGCAATAACATTGCAGCAATCATTACAATTGGATTGTCAAAGTCTACATCAAAAATCTTTTCAAATATTTTGGCAACACAAAACCCTAAAATTGCCCATGTAATTAGACCCAAAGGAATTCCAATTAAAGCACCAGCAACACCTTCCGGCGTGGTGGGATGGGTCTCGCAAAATGTTTTACCTTCAATTACTACACAAGCTCTTGGTTCACTATGCACCATTATTTTTCTCCTCTAAATACTGTTGATACTGACTACAGAACTTGGATACCTGACAAAAGCTAGAACACTTAGTCCTATCCCCTTCCCTGACTTCTAAAGCATATCCTTTTCCCGCTTTCAGTAACGCTTCCTCTGCTTCCTCTAGACTATCATGCACTGACTTTGCACGTACTGCGCCGTCTTTTTTAACCGCATACACCGTAGGCTTTTCCCATGTTTCTGCTGGTGTACAAAACGGTAACTCCTCTCCTACATCCATTGCAAACAATCCTTCTGAATGCAAATGAATTCTGTTACGAATGAAGTCCTCTCGAAGCTCCATTGACCATAGATTAACATCAATAACCACTACTGGGGATTGGGGATAACCCTGACGTGTTTTGGCGTCTCTGCGATTCCAGTCACGAATGATAGCAACGATAGCTAACTTTTTAACGGACGTCTTTTTAACAGTCTCTACCAACCATGCATAGATATTGAGTTGTTGCTCCCACTCAATCTTCTCATTCATAACAGACCATACGCCTACGTTCTTGTAGTCGTTAATCTCTATGCCATCATCATGTACAATTTGTAAGTCAATAGCGCCAGAAAGATGCCAGCCATCCAGTTCAGCGTGAAGTCTTTGCTCAACAATATGGTTTTCATCTTTACCTTGTTCGAGTACTCCATGAATTGCCGTCCCATAAATAGACCAAATTAAATCGGATACATCTTCCACGATATCGTCATCGTGTTTCTTTTTTAATTGTACTACACGGGGGCTACTCAATAACTCGGTAGCCGATACATGGGCTTTGCCTTTGGTGTAGGCAGGGCGTAGTGCCACATTAACAAAAGTTTGGGGCAAATTGTACTTGTTAGTTAACTTCATTTGTTTTGATGTAACCAAGCCGCTAACATTTCAGCACTTGCTGATACTGCTTTAAGATAAGACTCTGCCGCATCTTTATTTCCTGCAAGTAATAGCTTATGAACCTCTTGCATAGACTTGTTAATGCTTAATAATATTTCGCTGTAATCTACCATTTTACGCTCCTAACTTTTTCATGGGTTGTCCTTCGGGTTTTGCTAATGTTGCAAACTGCTCTTGAACTTCGGGAATAACTAAGCGCATCCGCATTTTATGCAGCATCGTTTGACGTTCAACATATTTCATTGCGCCAGTAGAAAAGTCATAATCTACGCCTACTGGAATAGGAATTTCTAAATTATCATAAACGTAAGTTGTCCAATCACCGCCCAACACTTTTACTTTAGGTTGATAGTCTTTATTTTTCCAAACTCTGTCTTCAATCTCTTCTTTGGTTAAAAATGTATCGCCAAAATAAATAATGGGTTCAGAATTAAAATGAGGTTCAAGGCGCCAAATTAACATATAGTTTTGATTATCCGCAATCTTTTGGAACTCTTCGTAAAAGAATGTTGATAATTGGGATTCTGCATCAATAGCACTACCGCCTTCTATAGCGTAAGCAAAGGTTTGATAAGTAAGCCGGATAATCTCATATTCTTTTGGAATAATTGCGAAACACTGCGGCGTTAGATAAGATTTAGCGGCTTTACGGGTTAACTCCATGAATGCTCTAGGCTCGCCCTCTTTGCAGATAAACATATTCTCCATGGCGGTTTTCAATCCTTGCGCAGTGTATATGCGTGTTGAACGGGTGGTCGCTAATGCTGGTAGGGTAATGTACCCAACGCCTAATGCTACCGCCTGTAAAAATGACCTACGATTCATATTTGTTCCTATTTATTTTTAACTAAATATACATTTAACTGCACACATTCTGACTTGATGTAAACCCACTTCATTGCTGTTTGTAAGTTTCTGCAATCTTGTTCTGTAACCATTGGCGGAGAATAAAATAACCCCGAACCACCTGTGTATAAAGAAATTAAATACCAAGCAAATACTTTTTCCACAATTTTTCCTATTTAGCCATCATGTATAAACCTACGTTAGAAAAAGAATATCCGGCATAGATTACGGATACCCATGGATTGCCTTTAAATGCTTGCTCCGCAGAAATATAAGCATAGATAAGACCAGTCACAATAATTAACCAGCTACTCATCTTTTAACAAGTCTTCTATTTTAATACCTTTTTCTTCCATCAATGCTTTAAATTTTTCTATAGCTCTTCGCTCAATTAATCCTGCTGTTTGACGTGCTATATTTAATTTTTCACTAACTTCTGTAAGTGTCATTTCGTATTCCATTAGCATCTCCCATCATCATCGTCTTTACTCCATCCCATAATGACTGCTCTGCGGGCTTTTACCTCATCTGAAGCATAGTCGTTTAACTGAAACGCCCTCTCATAAGCATTTGTAGCCCAATAAGCAAGCATTTCACCTTTGGTAACTAAACCTAAAAGGGCGTTTGCCATTTCGTTTTCATCCATGGGCAACTTGCGGTCTCCATGAGTCTTATATAAGAGTTTGATATCTTCTAATAACGTATAAAACGCTTCAATAGAATCTTCTAAATTTGTCTGCATTTCAAACGATACTTTTTTCTTTTTCCTATCTAAAATATCTCTTTTTCTCACACTTACTGCCTCCTTAAGCATGGCTACTACGCCATATTGAACAATTACCTTCAAACCATCATTGTCATAGTCAACCACAGCATCGGCTGACCCATCTTCATTTCTTTTCGTTATCTTTAGGCTTATCTTCATCTTTTTCCTTGTGCAAAAAATTCTTTAACTCGCTGTTATCTTTTACATTAAAGATTTTATTAAATGTTCCACGGCATGGAATTTTAACGGAATGCTCATAGTAATAATTGCTCCAAACAAAGCTGGCAAAGGCTCTGCAAGCCCACTCCTGTTCTTTGCATAATTGAATGTGTTCACATTTGTCACACGGACAAACGCCTTTTACCAGTCCATCTTCCATAAGTTCCCTATATAATGGATTAATACTATCTCCATAACAGAAAGTTGAATATAGGTGATTACCCTTAGTCTTCCATATCCACCCAGCGTCAATGCAATGTATGGTTCTCATGGAAACCGTAGGTTTATACGCCCGCGTGGAAAACTGTTTAAAGAACAAGTGGCGGAAATATGCAAAGGTCTTCCAT